TTCTTTAATATTATTTTTATTTATAATATTATTTTCTAAATCGAGTATAGTGTATCCTTGTTCTGCAAGAAGTTTAATAGCTTTTTTTTGTTCTTTTACTCTTTCTCTAATTCTAAATGTTTCAAATATTTCATTACTTATTGGTTCTGACATAATTTTATTTTTTAGTTTGTTTATTAAATACTAAGATTAGTTAATTGCTATTGCAAATACAACTGCCATATTTGTTTTCAAGTTCGCCCATAGACAGGTTACGATTTCATTTTGTTATTAATGTTTCAAATAACTCCTATACCTCGCTTGGGTATGTCTATTCTCATAGAGCTTGTATAACTATCTTTTCCCTAGCACTCCCTAAGGTGCGTACTTACTTAAGTTTCAGTCGCTATTCAGTAATAAGCATCGTTTCCAAGTTATGCGCCTTGTCTCCCTATGCGTTTTGCCTAATCTCAGTAAATTAATGTACGTTTGTTAATAATGCTAATATAGTTAATAAAATGTTATTAACAAAATTTAATTATGTATATCTTTATTTATAATACTAGCGTGTTTTTCTTTTAGAAGATATACAGGTTTTAATAATCGTTTCTTAGTCCACATTGTAGTATCAGGACAATACATCTCTACAGGTTCAGGCATCTCTAAATAGTTTAACCAATACAAGTAATTTCCTTTAGGGTCTGATACAAAATAGAGTTTAACTATTTCAGAATCCATACTTATAAGTTGTTCATACTTAAATACTTCTAACATCTTTTCTTCATAGTATTTATTTCTAAATTTCATTTCTATTACGCATCTATGTCCCTTAGGAGTATATCCTTCAGCATCATAATGCTCAAAGCCATTACCTGACCATTTTAAATCCCAGTTATCTAAGTTTAATACCTTGACTACTGTTTGTTCATATAAGTGTATCTTATTTAATCCCATTAGCGTAAATATCATTAAGTTGTTTAATCCACGCTATATATGTTTTTGGAGTGCAAGTACAAGGTAAATAATACGAGTGCTTAAAGTACTTAGAATGTAGTTTAGCTATTAACTCTTGTTCTTTTCTATTTATGCTTTTACCATTAGCAGCTTTAAACTCTGTCCAGTTTTTATATTCTTCTTTACTAAACTTTTGTGATTCCATTTCTGTCTATTTTAAATTGATTTAAAGCATCTTTTCTTTTGTCACATTCGCACTTAGTTCCCCTTACACTATGGTAAGTATCCACTATGTATTTTATGCCTGTGTATGTTGTTATAAGTTCTACTAAGTTTCCTAGTTTCATAAATTTTCTTTTAGTTTCTGTTTAACTTTCTTATAAGTATTGTATAAGCTGTAATAACTTATTTTACTTTTTCTGGATAGCTCACTTATATTAGTACCATCTTCTACTATTTCATATACTTTTTTATCGTACCAGTACATATCTTTAAGTATCTCTTGTAGCTTTTGATAGACCTCATCATAGTTGTTATGGTCAATCTCTGTAATAGGTTCTATATTTTCTAAGCTAACTAATTTAACTTTACTTTTCTTTCTAATCAAATCTACATATAAACCTCTTAATAATTTAAATACATAATAATAGTTTATTTCATCACCGTACATAAAGTCAATACCTTTCCTGGTATTTTTGATTAAAAGAATATACATAGTTTGTACTATATCTTCAGCTTCTTCTTTGTTTAAACCTCCAAAAGTTATAACAATATCTGTCCATTGATTATGTTTCTTATACGCTATTTCTACTGGTGTTTTCAAAATGGAAAGTTAACTTGTTCTGTCATAGTAGGACTAATTAAATTACTTCCATTAATTTGGAATCCTACGTTATTTAAAATTGATTTTAGTTTTATAGGTTCATCTAATGGAGTAGGTCTCCCACCTGTATCAATATCTTTTACTTTTCTTACGTGAATGTGATTATACATCCAATCGGTAGGGTGTTGAGTATATCTGTGAATTACTATAAACTCATCACTTCTATTTACAAACTTACCACCACCCTCTACATCACTAGCCATAGGAGGTATTGGATGTCCTGCGTATTCATCTTGTATATTATGTTTCTTTCTTAAAGATTCTGTAGCTGCGTGAGTGTTTAACCATACTGATACATTATGAGTTTTACAGAATAATCGTATCTCAGACGTTGCCTCATAATCATAATCGTGTGAGTTAATTCCTTTTAACATCTCTCTATCCTTCATCAAAGAGTTATAAGGGTCTATTAAGAATCCTTGGTAGTTCCACGCTTTTTTAATATTAGTAGCTAAAGTTAATAAAGATTTATATGTATGTAATTGATTAGTGTCAATAATCTTAAATTGATGAAATATAAATTCTTTGTGTTTGTTAAATTCTTCTTCAGGAATTTTGTTGATTGGTTTAGCAGCTAAGAACTCTATTAGTTTTCTTATAATACTGTGTGCATCATTCTCACTAGAAAATACTAACCATCTTGTATTATGCTTCAATGAATAAAGCAACATTAAATAAAGTATAACAGTCGTTTTACCTACGTTTGCGTGTCCAAGGCATACAAGAAAATTACCTGCCTTAAATCTAAAATATTCGTCTATTTCTGGGAATCCTAATGTTAATCCTTCAACCATTTGACCATTTCTTATTTTGTAAAGTTTATCTATCTGGTCGTCAAAGTTTATTAACATATTAATCGTTTTCTATTTCCTTTTGTAAGTTAGCTAAAGCTCTCCAAGCTACCTTTGCTGAATGTCTCATACCATCTGAATCTAATTTACCTGCGTCTATTAAATGTCTTGTAAGAGCATCTAATTCGTCTGTACTCTTGTTTCTATCCCAATGCAAAGGTTTGTCTGGATGGTGTTGCTGATTACCAATATAAGAAACTTTTGCCACTTCTAAAATAGCATCTGGAAAATAATTTAAAACTCCTGAATAAACAGGAGCTTTTTTTCTTTCTTCAGCAGTCATTTAAAATGGCAGGTCATCGCTTCTATCAGGACTTTGTTCTGAAGCTGTTACTTGTTCTACATCATCTTCTATCTTCCACCCCTCTATAGTGTTAAATACCTTTACTTCATTAGTTTTAGGATTTTCCCATTCTCTACCCTTTAGGTTAATTGATGTCTTTACAAAAGAACCTTCTGTGTAATGGTCTAGTAGATTAACTCTATCCTGTGTGAACTCTACTTGTAATGTTTGTGGGTATTTGTCATTTGTTACTAATACCATACTTCTTATTCTAAAGTTGTTACCTCCGAATACTTTTAATTCATTGATTTTTTTTATTCTTCCTGTGATTTGCATAATTATTATTTTAATATTTCGTTAAATTCATTTGTAAACTCTCTTATTTCTTCAATTTTTATTTTGCCAACTTTAGCAAGTTCTATAGCTCCTTTAAATGCTACTTGTTTTAGTATTGAATTGTGAGTGTCAAGAGGTTTACTAAAAGATGTTTGTGGTTTAGGATATATTATACTAGCTGTACCATATTTTTCATTTGTAATTTTATATTCTATTTCTTCTCCTACTTTCTTTTTAAATTCTCCTTTTGCTAGAAAGCTGTAAGAGTTACCATTTGCTAATGATACTTGAAATTTATTAAAAGAACCAGATGTATTAGACCAAGTGCCTTTAGATTCTACGTGTGTGATTTTACTTTTCATTGTTTAGATTTATAATAGTTATTTGATTCTTCTTGTTCTTTAATTTCACTATTTGAAGATAGTGATAAATTCTTAATTCTTAAATTTGCATTTTCTTTTTGTAATGCTTCTACTTGAAATTGTAACTGTCTAATGTAATCTTCTGTGTAAGTCATAGTTTATCTATTTGTTTTAGGATTAATTCTGCTTTACTATCATTGTACAAATCCCAGTCAGCAGTTTTAACTGAGTGTTTTAATGACATCTTTATAATGTCTAATTCTTCTAATGATAGGTTAATAGTGTGAAAGTTTTTTGGCATATCTATAATGTTTGTTTTTAACAAATGTAAATAAAAAAACAATACAAGTCAAGTATTTTACAAAAAAAAAGGGAGAAGATTAATTCCCCCTTTCAAAACAAAAAGATTACAGACCTGCGTAAAAACAGATATCCTACAAATATAATTCTTTTTTTCTTTTCTCTACTAATATTTTATATTTATTTATCATTTCTTCTAAATCTATATTAGAGAACTTTACAATTTGTTTAGATTGTATTAATAGTTCTTCAGGTAAATCTTTATAGTATTCTTTTTGAAGTTCTAGTCCGTACTTATATTGCTCACCATATCTCATTACATTACAGGCATAGCATTGTACTTGGCAGTTCAATTCTTCCCATCTTGTTGAGTAGGATTTTCTAGACATAAAATGTCCGTTCTGCATTTTTTTATAGTGGTCTTTCTTTCCACAAGTATAACAAGTAGCTATACCTTGCTTATTAGCTTTACGTAATCTAATATATATTGAAAATATCGTATCTAACTTCTTTACAAGTGTTTTACGTGATACCTTTCTCATTTTACTAATATAAGAATTTATAACTAAAAAGAAAGAAAAAGAAAAAGAGTAAAAAGAAAAAGAAAGAAAAAACCTACAAAAAAGAAATTTAAAGTGCCTGTTCCAAGCACCGTCCAACTTTATTAGGTTGTGCAAGTTTAGCTATTAGCATTGACAAATATATAAAAAAATATTTATCTGCCTTGTCCTCTATATTTCTTTTTAAACTTTACTTGACCCTTACTTGCGTTCTTAGAATGTACATTAGGTCTTTTAGTGCGTTTAGAGGCACGATAATTAGTTGAGGTAACCTTTGCCATTACTTTTTTATTTTCTCGTAACTACGACCCCCAAAATAAGCTCCTATGACTGTTATAAGCACTAACTGCAACAAATCAATCCAACTTTCTTTAACTTCAAACGAAATAACACCTGCATCTATAAACACCATTAGAACAGTTGATACAACTAAAAAGATTAATACTAAAGGTCTTACATTCTTACTTAACCAACTATCACTAGACATATCAGTTTTCCAACGCTCTGTTACGTTTTGTTGCATATCAGCTTCTGCATCTACAAACACCTTAGTCATCTCATTTTCAAACCTTGCTCTATCTTCTTTTGAAAAAGTATGTTTAGCTATGATGTTAGATATCTTATCTGCTACTCCTCCTGCTGCTCCTCCAAATAGTTTTGCTAGTATATTTTTCATAAATGTATTTTAAAATAATTACTGATAAAATTACTGTGTAAATGTTTATATGACTTTCGCCACAAATTCCAAGTAAGTGCCTAAGTGTTTCTATCATTTTAGTTCTTTAAGTATTATATATATTTCTTCTAATTCTTTTTCCATATATTCAATTTTCAAATCTTGTCTGCCATCAGCAGGTAAAGCACCTAATTCTCCTCTTGGCCATTTTATTCTAAATTCGTCATTTAAACTTTGATTGTATTGTAGTCGTGCTACATCCATTTGTAGTGTAGCAATTTCAGCAGTTAAAGTGAACCAAACACCTGTTATAGACAATATACCTAATATTATACCTATTAAACTTTTAAGGTCTAATTGTATTTTAGAATTTTCTCCTAATTCGATTGGTTTTGTCATATTATTTATGATAAAGGTAAAACAGTAAATGAGCCAATTACTAATATGATTACTATCATAAAGACAAACTCAATTAACTTGTTCATCTTTTATATATTTTATCTTCTATTTTATCTAGTCGTTTATCTTTGGATTCTATTTGTCCTTCAAGAAACTCTATTCTTTGTTTAACAACTTCTAATGACTGTGAAGGTGGTAACTTTTTAGCAACCTCTATTTCTTGCTTATTAAGCTCTATTTGTTTAGTAAGGGTAGAGTAAGTCATAGTTAAGCTAATAATCCCTCCTACTACCATTATAATAGTTTTTAGGTCTAAGTTTAAATCAGGTTTACCATCTCCGTCAATATCTACATTAACTTTTTTATTCTCTATTCCCATTACTTATATTTTTATATTCTTCCTTAGCATCAAAACAAGGACATACTTTCTTATTAGTAAAATCTTTATGTCCATATATTTTAGCTT